AAGATATTTTTCACTACAGATGCTGCTAACGACGCGTAAGGAATATAAAATATGTCTTTTGGATATAGAATATTAGGTTTCGGAGCAGGAGGTGGCAGACCTGAATTTATGGAGGCAACCGGTGGTACGGTAACAACTTCAGGTGATGATAAGATACATACTTTTAATTCCTCAGGAACTTTTACAGTAACAACAGGAACAGACTCAACAGATGGCGATAAGGTAAGATATCTGGTAGTTGGTGGAGGCGGTGGAAGCGATGCCTCTCATGGATCTGGCGGTGGTGCTGGTGGAATGAGAACTAATTATCCAGGCGACCCTTTAGCAGCCCCTGCAGCCCTTACAGTTGCGGATGGTGATATTACTGTTACCGTTGGAGCTGGTGGACCAAATGGTCCTGATGGCGGAGGAAATGCTAACGCTAATAAAGGTGGGGACTCAGTTTTTTCAACTATTACAAGCACCGGTGGTGGCGGCGGAGTAGCCAACGGACCAAGAGCTGGAAACGTAGGTGGATCTGGCGGTGGTGCAGGATATTTTACTTCTGGTTCTGTTGGAGGAGCAGGTAATACACCTCCTGTAAGTCCCTCTCAAGGAAACCCTGGTGGCAATGGTCACCCTCACCCTCCTCACGGCTCAGGCGGTGGTGGTGGTGCTGGCACTGCTGGTTCACCTAATCATGGAGCTGGTGGTACTGGAGCACCAAGCAGCATTACTGGATCATCTGTAAATTACGCTGGTGGCGGCGGTGGCGGCGGAACCGGTGGTGGTGGAACCGGTGGAGCTGGGGGCGGAGGAAATGGTACACCGCATCCAAACAGTGGATCACAAGATGGAGGAACTAATCTCGGCGGCGGTGGCGGCGGAGGAGGATCAAGCGGAGGACCTGGTGTTGTAATCATTAGATACAAATTCCAATAATTATTATGAAATATTTTGCACAATTAGGAAATGACAATATCGTATTAAACGTTGTAGTAGTTTCAGATGAAGATGCTCCTACAGAAGCAGAGGGTCAAAACTTTTTACAACAATCTCAAAAATGGCCTGCAGAACAATGGATTGAATACAGTAAAAATGGAGAGTTTAGAGCAAACGTAGCACAAATTGGATCTACATGGGACTCAACAAATAATGTTTTTATAGATGTTAAACCATACGAGTCATGGACTTTAAATACTTCAACTTGGAAATGGGAAGCACCTGTTGCTTACCCTAATCAAAATCCGCCAGAAATAGATGGAAGTTCTCCTCCGGTATGGTGGGATGAACCTAATTTGGAATGGTATTCTGTAGATTTAGTTTGGAATCCAAACACATCTTCTTGGGACGCTAATTAAGTTTTAAATCAAAACTAATTATTTCTTTAATTTTATCTGTTTTTTCCGGTAAAGTAAAATGTTCAACAAAACTAGGAACTATAACCAGTGTTCCTTCTTTAACAGGAGGGACAATAAAAAAACTTTGATCATTCCAAAAACTTTGGAAAGGTTGTTGATAAATAGTTTTTGAATTTTTTTTCTCATTATAGTTTAAATATAAAATACCACTCAAACCTTCATTGCTATGTTTGTGAACAATTATCGAATCGCCTTTTTTGTAATAACAGGACCAAGCTTTACGTAATACCAGGGACTGATTAATTTCTTTGCTAACCTGTTCTAAAGGTTTTTTAATCAAAGACAAAATAGTGTTATTAAAAGTTTCATCTGTTTTATCTTTGTTAGAATAAAAACACGTGCTTCGACTATATGGATATTTTTTAATTAATCTTTTTAAAGTTGATTTATTTTTTTTCCAATCTTGACTTAAATCAAAACTCCAATAAGGAATGGTAAATAAGTATTCTTTCATATTGACATTTTTATTATTTTATTTTATATGAATTTCTAGCATGAAAGATGTAGAGATACAATACTATTTTCCATATTTCGGTCCTTTTTTATGGACAAGTAAAATTAATCCAGACATTTCTAAATATATTTTAAAAAAAGGAAAAGAACAAAAATCTAGTTTTAGAGCTCATTTAGCCGGACAAATAAAAAAAGAATTTTTATTTGATAAAAAAATAGCTAAAGTAATTTGGAAAAAATTAACACCTTACTTTGAAAGTTATTTTTATGCTCAAAGAAAACATTGGCGAATAAATTGTGTAGAATGGAAACCATTAAATTTGTGGATTAATTATCAACAACAAAATGAATACAACCCACAACATATACATTCTGGAGATTATTCTTTTGTTGTTTATTGTGATGTGCCAACAAAATTAAAAAATGAAATTAAAAAAAGAATAAAAGAAACTAATTGTGCAGGTCCTGGTTGTATTTTATTTTCTTATGGTGACGTAGATATTAGAAGAGGAATAACTCAAGCAGAATTTATTCCTGAAAATAATTTAATGTTAATGTTTCCTTCTTACTTAAAACATCAAGTTTATCCTTTCACTACAAAATGCACTAGAGTTAGTATTTCAGGAAACATAGATGTGATAACAAAATCTTTACAATGATAGAAAAAGTTAAAAATTTTTTTGAACCTAATGACGCTTCAGGATTACTACGTCATATTGATTTTTTACAAGCAAGAGTGCCACGAGATCAATACCCTGCTAATCTTAAAAAAATGTGGAAGCAAACTTTAGTTAGTCAGTACCTTGCAACAAAAAGATTAAATGTTGTTAAAGAAAATTATGATAGATTTATAATGCCTCATTATTCTAGTTTAAATTCTTACATGCCAGATGCTAAAATTACTAAACACTTGCAACCTATAAAACACGATATAACTGTGTTGGTAAATTTATTTGAAGAAAATAATTGGACAACTTATTTTAGGGATGTTCGTACGAATGAAACTTATGAACAAGAATTAAAATGTAATGAAGCTTTTATTTATGATGGTAGTGGTTATGAAATGTGGAGAGAACCTTATAAGGGACCTAAACCGTATTTAGAATTTGAGGCACATTATGTATGTAATTGTAAAATATGCTTGCCGTATGCGTATGAAGGTTTAATTTTAGATCCTTTGACTAATATAGTTTATCAAAAGTTAAAAGAAAATTTGACAGTAAATCATAAAAATAATACATACGAACATATTCATCATCAGTTAAATATGGCAACTAGAAAACATGTTGCATTAAATCAAGAGATTAATAATTTAAAAGAAAAGTTAAAAAAGTATGAATCTTAAAAATTTTTATTGGTATTTTCAAAATCCATTTCCTAAATCTTTTATTAATAAGATTTTAAAATTAGGAAATAAAAATAAAAAACATCTTGCAATAACTGGGAACCAAGGTTTTAACAGGAATCTAAAAAAAAATCCGTTATCCAAGAAAGAATTAATGCAGTTAAAAAAACAAAGAAATTCAAAAGTTAATTGGTTACAAGAAAAATGGATATATGAAACTATCAACCCTGTTATTACAGCAGCAAATCATAACGCTGGTTGGAATTTTCAATGGGATTGGAATGAGAACGCTCAATTTACTGAATATAAAAAAGGACAGTTTTATGATTGGCATATGGACAGTTGGGCAGAACCTTATAAAAGTAACGCAGGAAAAGATTTTGCAGGTAAAATTAGAAAATTAAGTTCTGTTTTATTGTTATCTCAACCAGGAAAAGATTTTGAGGGAGGAGAGTTTGAAATTGATTTTAGCAATGGTGGTTCTGAGGGAACAAGAATTATTACTGAAATTAATACAAAAGGATCTTTTATTGTATTTCCTTCTTTTGTTAAACACAGAGTTAGACCCGTTACCAAAGGCACTAGATATAGTATGCCAATGTGGCACTTAGGAGAACCATGGAAGTAAAAAAAATAATTATTGCAGGAGGAGGAACATCTGGATTAGTTGCTGCTTTAATATTAAGAGCGCGTTTTGAAAAAATAGATATAAAAATTATTAAATCTGACCGTCTTGGAATCGTTGGTGTGGGAGAGGGAACTTCAGAACATTGGAGTGAGTTCATGTCTGTTTGTAATATTACACCCGAAGATTTAATTAGAGAAGCAGATGCAACATTTAAATTTGGAATTATGTTTAAAGACTGGACTCCTAAACCATATTTACATTTTGTAGACAATGACCATCGTTTTACCATGGGGCAGTATGATCTTTTTTATGCTTATTGCATTGCTAATAAGATTTCTTTTAACGAGATTATGTCTCCTTTTCTTAAAAAGAATTTAATGAGTAAAAATGTTCGTTGTAATTTATATCATTTTAATACTTACAAATTAAATCAATTTTTAATTAAAAAATGTAAAGAACGAAATATTAAAGTAATAGATGATGAAATTGTTGATATTGTTCATACCGATAAGATTGAATCTTTAAAAGGACTTAAAAAAACATACAAAGCAGATTTTTATTTTGACTGCACTGGATTTAAAAAACTTTTAATATCTAAACTAGGTAGTAAATGGAAATCTTTTAACCTTCTTATGAATGAAGGAATGGCTTTTAATACAAACGATGAAAATAATTATAATCCATGGACCTTGGCACAAGCCATGAACGCTGGTTGGCTTTGGAGAATACCAACTTATAATAGATCCGGTAACGGTTACATATATAATTCGAATTATATTACCAGAGAAAAAGCACAACAAGAGGTAGAAAAACTATTGGGTCATCCTATTAAGATAGAAAAATTTATTAAGTTTAATGATGGCTATTTAGAAAAACCATGGATAAAAAATTGCATGGCTATAGGTTTGAGTGCTTTATTTGCAGAACCACTTGGGGCTAGTGCGATAGGGGCATCTGTTCAACAAACGTTTTGTTTTTGTAATTATATAAGTAATTATACAGAAAAAGAAATTGATACTTTTAATAAACATTGGCAGATTACGAGTTGGAATATTCGTAACTTTGTAGCTCTTCATTATTTAGCAAAAGGTAAAAATACTTCGTTTTGGAAAAATGAAAGAATAACTTTTTCTGATGATTTTCAAGAAAAATTAAATACTTGGAAAAGAAGATTACCTATTACTCAAGATTTTCAAAGTCGTTATTTAAATTTTCATGAAATTAATCACATATATGTTTTAGAGGGCATTAATCATTTTAATCGTAAAGATATAGCTAAAGAAATTTCTTTATATTCTGCTTCACTTCATAAACAAATGCGTGTAAAATATTTAAATCAAATTAAGACAGAAACAAAAGATGCTATAACTATAAAAGGATACTTAGACAGGATTCATAATGGCTATTAATAAAATTATAATTGTCGGTGGAGGATCTGCTGGTTGGATGACCGCAACCACCCTTATAAAATTTTTTCCTAAAAAAGACATATCTCTTATAGAAAGTCCAACTATTTCTACAGTGGGTGTTGGTGAAAGTACACTAGGTGCTATAAGAGGATGGCAAGCTATGGTTGGTATTAAAGATTCAGAGTTTATGAAAGCGTGTGATGCATCTTATAAATTAAGTATTAAGTTTACAGATTTTTATAAAAAAGGTGAGGCATTTCATTATCCGTTTGGAGATCCTGTAGTTGATGGAAATCAATCTTTATTAAATGATTGGTGGTTTAAAAAAATGTTATATCCTAAAACTCCATCTTCTGATTTTGCTGATTGTACTTATCCTCAAATGTCTTTAGTTAATAAAAACAAATGTTTTTTAAATGAAAAAAATGAAATGTTATTTGAGTTTCATAAACACACCGCATTTCATTTTGATGCAACTAAGTTTGGTATTTGGTTAAGAGATAACGCATGCATACCTAAAGGAGTCAAACATATTAAAGAGGATATTAATACTATTGAACAAGATGATGATGGTATTAAAAGTTTAAATAAAAAACACAAGGCTGATTTATTTATTGATTGCACTGGATTTAAATCATTACTTTTAGATAAAACTTTAAAAGAAAAATTTAATGACATGACTAATCTTTTACCAAATGATTCTGCTTGGGCAACACGTATCCCTTATAAAAACAAAGAAGAAGAATTAGTAGGTTATACTAATTGCACAGCTATTGAAAATGGTTGGGTGTGGAGAATACCTTTGTGGAGCAGAATTGGAAGTGGCTACGTTTATTCTAGTAAATTTGTAGATGATGATACAGCACTAAAACAATTTCAAAAACATTTAAAAACAAAAGAATTAGATTTTAGAAAAATTAAAATGAGAGTTGGAATTCATAATAGACTATGGGTTAAAAATGTTTGTGCTATTGGTCTATCGGCAGGTTTTATTGAACCGTTAGAAAGTAATGGTTTGTTTTCAGTTCATGAATTTTTACATCATTTAGTTAGAACATTGGATCGAGGATCAGTATCTCAATGGGATAAAGATGTGTACACAAATGCCTGCAAAACTATTTTTTATGGGTTTGCAGATTTTGTAGCTATGCATTACGCTTTATCACACAGGCAAGATACAAATTATTGGAAAGCAAATTTTAACAAACAATGGTCAGATAAAGTAATTAATTTATTGTATGAAGGCCATGCAGGATTTTTAAACTATGCAGTAGATAAAAATGTTAATTATCGTTTTACTCATTTGCCAGGAGGAATACACTCAATTGCTGCTGGAATGAATTGGGCTCCTACAAATATTGTTTCATTAGTTAAAGGTAATTTAGATAATGATATGGACAAATGGAAAAAAACTTGGAAAGATATATCAGATCATTTAACTAACAGAAAAATAAAATGGGATGTTATTGTCAAAGATAAACTTAGTTTATATAAATTTTTAAAAAAACACATATATGACGTTTAAAAAAAATAAATATATTATTGTTAGAAATGCTGTTTCTTCAGAAATGTGTGAATTTTTATATAATTATTTATTGTTTAAAAAAAGATATTTTGAGTATGTAAAAAGCGACAAAGAATTTTTTGGTAATTTAAATAATTTAGGATTGCGGAAAGACCCACAAGTGGACACGTATGCTTTGTATGGCTCAATTGGGTTAGATATGTTTTTAGATAAAACAAGGCCTATAATAGAAAAAGCAACTAAACTTAGACTAGTACCAACATATTCTTATGGTAGAGTATACAAAACAGGAAATGATCTTCGTAAACATATAGATAGAAAAGCTTGTGAAATTTCTGTTACGGTGGCTTTAGGTGGCGATCCTTGGGAAATATATGTTCAAGATGTTCGTAATAAAAAAAAGAAAGTTAAGATACTTTTAAAAAAAGGTGACCTAGCAGTTTATCGTGGTATGGAGTTAATTCATTGGAGAACCCCTTTTAAAGGAGAGGAGTGTTGCCAAGCTTTTTTACATTATAATGATCTTGACGGACCTTATGGAGACAAGTATATGTTTGATGGAAGGCCTTTTCTAGGCGCTCCTTTAAAGTTGGATTGGAGTAAATTATAGTATATAATGGGTCATTATGCTACAAAAAATAGGGTTTCAACCTGGAATTAATAAACAAATCACAGAAACTGCAGCTGAGGGACAATGGGTAGATTGTGATAATGTGCGATTTAGATATGGCATACCTGAAAAAATAGGTGGCTGGAATCAATTAGGGTCAATAAATTCTAATGAATTAACAGGTGCTGGTAGAGGTTTACATCATTTTGTAAATACTGAAGGGAGAAGATATGCAATTATTGGGACTAACAGAATACTGTATGCTTTTTCTGGTAACGTATTTTATGATATACACCCTATTAAAACAACGACAACGCTTACTAGTGCATTTAGCACAGAAAATGGTAATTCATCTGTAACACTAACTTTTTCTACAGCTCATGGTATATCTCCTAACGATATAATTTTGTTAGACAACTTTACAACCATAACAGATTCTAACTTTGGAGCTTCTGATTTTAACGATAAAAAATTTATGGTAACTTCTGTTCCAACAGGAACAACTTTAACAATTACAATGCCATCTAACGAAACAGGATCTGGTGCAACAACATCAGGTGGTATTAGAGTGCAACATTACTATCCAGTAGGCACACCTGTTCAAGAAAAAGGTTATGGTTGGGGTTTAGGCACATATGGTGGTGAAGATACTGCCGCTGTTACAACTACTTTAAATGGAGCTATAGATGCAAGCACAACAACTATAGTTTTAACAAGCGCTGTGCAGTTTCCTTCTACAGGGACTAGTTTTGTATTAATTGGAACCGAAATGATACAATACACAGGTATAAGTGGCAACACCTTAACAGGTGTAACACGAGGTGCTAGAGGAACCTCTGCTGCATCTCACAGTGATGGTGCTACTGTTACAAACGGTACAGACTACAGTGCATGGAATGAACAAACACAAGAAGGTTTAGCTTTAGACCCAGGTATGTGGTCATTAGATAATTTTGGTGACAAAGCCATTTGTTTAATTCATGATGGTCCTGTTTTTTCTTGGGATTCTAGTTTAGGT